GGCAGGTGCCATGGCGGCCAGGGCCTCCAGGAAATCAATTCCCATCGGATTAACATCAGATATAGATCTCATTCAGGAGCGTTTTCCATAAATTTCGGGTGCAGATAGGATTTCCGGTGAGGGCGGCTGGGAATATGATCGCCTTTCCGGGCGGTGGTTCCGTACAATTTCCAGATCCTGGCCGGATTGAAAACAGACCGGTCAACCTCGACAGCATCATTGCTGAATTTTGCATGGAGAGCGTGGAGACATTTCCGGATCAGGGCAACATGATCCTCATCCGGGGTAAAATCGTCCAGGCGGACGGACAGGTGAGCCCCGTTGCCGCTCATGGCCGGAATGGTGTGTCCGGTGGTTTGAAATTCCTGATCCAGCCATATGGCGATATCGTTCCTGAGATTGATGGCGGCCTGGAGCTCCGCGTCGCTGGAGGATATCCCTGTGGGGCGTTTGGGATCCAGATCGATGGGCAGCCAACGGATGCACCGGATGTCCTTGTCCGATGTCGTTACGGTCTTCTGGTCAGCTGCCTTAAGACGGTTTGCGGCCCTGGCCAGCAGATCGGGATTGCATGGGTTCATGACAAAATAAATGCCGGGGGCCTTGGCAGCCTCCAGGGCCTCGGCGCATTTGCCGAAGTCCTGGGCGTTGTCAAAATACCCGTACACGATGCCGGCGCCGCGCGCAAAACCTTCCCAGGAGCCTTTGCCGGACAAACCGTAGGCGCGGATCTCAGTCACCTCTCCAGGGGTGAAGAAGAGGTTATAAACGCACTCGAATTCGATCATGCTATTCTCGATTTATAGAGGGTGTAAAATGGCCCGTGGTCCACAATCGTGTAATCGACGCCGATAGAGTCAAAATAATTTGCCCAGGATGACAGGATCGAACGGTCTGTCGGGCTGTTTTTACGGATCTCCGGGAGGAAATCAAAGTCATGGGTGGGCGGGGGTTGAATCTGGTTTTGTATAATAGGCATGTTTACCTCAAAAAATATCCCTGTACTGTTTCATGTGGTTGCTGTTGTCCCATCGATCACAAAGGCCTTGGGGGCTGACCTGGTACATCCTGCCGCCATCCAGACCGATTAACCGGCACCGGGATAATTCGCTGACAAAATGATTACAATGGCCGCAATACCTGGAAGTGCCGCCCCTGCGGTAGTTGAGTTCGACCTTTTTTTTAAGTTTAGGAATCCCCATTCCAATCCTCTTTTCCATAAAATTTAAAGAGCCGTTTTTTAAACTTGCCAAGAGCCCTCTTTTCGCTTTGGAAAACACTGTTTCTTGATATGCCAAAAATTTTAGCGCATTCGCTTAGTGACAGTGGGCCGTTGTTACAAACATCAAAAACACATCTACCGCCCGGCAGCGCATATCTGCATTCCGGCACGTCACACGGCGTTTGTTTTTTGCATTTTTCAGCTGTCATCACTCCTCCTGGGCGTCCTGAATTTGCATCTTCCATGATCATACTGATTGCAGTATGTTCCGGGGTCCATGTGGCACCCACACCGATGATCCGCATCCGCTTGAACCGCTTGTTGGGAGGCGCGGATTATCGCATGATATATTTTACACGCTCCACAACATGTGGCATCGTCAGGACCATTCCCGCCGCACGAACAATTATCATTAATAATATCTGATAATTGCTTTTCTGATATTGAAATCATGTTGCCTCCTAACGCGCTGATAACCGGCGCGAAGAATGAGCGTCCGCGTTCATTAGCTTGTTAGTCATCTTCATAGTTGTCTTCATCCAGTGCGTTTTCTACATCAAAGATGAAACCACAACGCGCACAGCATTCCAGTCCAGGGGTTGGCTCGACATCATCATCGTCATATTGATATGTGACTTTGCATTCACATTCAGGACATGCCATTACTTTCACCTTTCGACTAACGTGGAAATCAGCGGCGGCGTTAGCTGTCCGACTGAATTGACTGGTTATGCAACGAATATATAGTCCCCATTGCGTTTTTGGAACCACACCCTACCGCACTTCGGGCAGGAGCGTATTGCGTTTTCGGTGTTCGAGAATGTCTCGCAGTATGGGCACTTAATATCACGGCCAACTGCGGCAATCATTATTCGGACCGCAGGCTTTCCGACAATATACCCAACCCCTGGGCGATAGTGTTTCCCTCTATTGTGTCCTGCAAACATTTTGTCTCCCGCATAACAGTGTTGATAGATGGAAAATTCATCCGTTAATCAGAGGGTTCGGGGAGAGCTAAGCGGGCAGACTCATAACGCCTGCTCTCCCCCGGCTTTTCGGCTATCGACCACTGCCAGACTTCGTTTGGCCCAACGGCAGAAATGCTTTCGACCGAGCTTCAACGGTACTGCCTCCGCTCCCGGGGGATAGGTCAGGAAATAACCGTGGTTCGCAATGGTGGTTGAATTCCCTTCCCTTATAACCCAGGCACGCCTATGGCGTTTTCTAGCCACCCGCATCCGCTTGAACCGCTTGTTGGGAGGCGCGGATTATCGCATGATATATTTTACACGCTCCACAACATGGGGCGTCATCAGGACCATGACCGCCACATAAACAATTTTCATTGATGATTGCTGATAATTGTTGTTCTGATATTGAAATCATATTTTGCCTCGCAACGTTAAGCATGAGCGACGGCGGTTTATGCCGTCAATTCAAGCGACTGGTTAGATAGAATCAAAGCCAACGTATTTGCGCGGTCCGGACTCCTCCTTGCCCGCTATCCAAACCGACACCTCAACCCTATCTCCGAATCCATCCCTGACGGGCATATTGTCAGGTAAATCCCTTAAAACTTCCCTCAAAGCGGCGACTGTTGTACACTTCTTCTGCGTTTTTGATGTTGCCATTAAATACCTCCCTGTCATTGGTTTTGTCCGCTGAAGTGATTTGTTATGCGCCCCGTTTCTCATTTTCATCCCCTTTTCACGGTAGGCTTGATTCACCTTCCCGCTTGGCCCTTGGAACCTAACCCTCTAAGCGGTTGCAACCTTTTCCATCATGAGCTTGATAAAGGCGGTATCGTCCCAAGTCGTTTCCGCCAGGTAGGCATGACCAGTTTTCGGGGAAATCATCCACTGACGAGCGCATAACAGTGTTGTTAGGACTTTTGAATTATTTCCAAAGCTCTTTCTGCCTGGTCATAAATCCGATTATACTCTGTTGCAGCTCGACAACTTTTGCATGTTCCAGGATCTATCCCGCTCATCTGCTCCGGAGTACATGCACACACTTCGTCCGCAAGATTTGATAGTTCTTGAATTGCGTCAGACATTACTTACCTCCATACCGAGTCCTAACGTGGCGATAACCAGCGGGCGCCTTCACGGCCTCGCATGGCACGATTGCCAGGCGTGGCGCCCGTCTGGTTCATTGCTGGGTTAGACACTCACAGCACCATTCTCAACGGATACGACAGGACATCGAGCGAAGGCGCCCTGGTTTCCTGCATTTCCTTCTCGAACGCTGCCAGTAATTCTGGATCATTCGTTTGAGGTGAGATCCTTGTCACAAAACAATGGACAGGCACCTCGCCATCAGTCCTGCCTTCCCACACACGGGCTGGAACTCCATTCAACTCCACAATCTTCTCAGTGCTCTCAATTTTGATCTTCATCAACACCTCCTCGCCGTCTAACGTTCAGCATCAGCGGACGCCACGCTTTTCGGCGTTCCGCTGCATGCTGTGGTTAGCGGACATAAGTAAAAGAAATCCCATCAAAAACCATTCCCCGAAAATGGTGAGGGACTGACCTCTGTAAGGCGCTAAGCAGATCCCCCCGGAGGAAGATATCCTCCTTGTCGTATTCCATCGCTTTTGCACGGCACTTAGCGAGGAATTCCTCGTTATAGGGGCTCTCCATAGCCTCGCGGTCCGCAAAATCTGGAAATGTCTCAAATGGTGCTTTTGTGACTCCCACTTTATCCTCCACTTCCCGCTAACAGTGTTGTTACATGGAAACTTCCTCACGGCAAAACCCACCAGGCCACATACCCGGCCACCAGTACAGCCAAAGTCACTATCACGGTCTTAATCCCTTCGACAGCCACACGGCGCCGGTATTCCCGCTGGTAGCGGTTTCTGCGAACGGCCTGAAAACGGGGGAATTTATCCTCTATTTCAACATGCGTCGGCATTTTGACCACCTCCGTGCTTGATTTCGTTATCCACGAATTCATTCAGAAGCATCGCAAGCAGATGCCGACCTTGGCGTCCGCCGTATTTAATGCCATGCGGGTATGCCTCGCGGAGAAACCCTGCAGCGGCCTGAACCTCCCACATCGTTAAATTGATGCCACGGCCCCGGCAATATTTCTGGAAGCTCCGGACCTGTTCGCCCAGGAGCTGGTGATTGCCGGCGGATGCGGCACTGCGGCACATGGCGACGATAATAACGGCAAACGCGATGCAGGCGGGTATGATAATGATGTATTCCATGGGCATTAACCTCCGTTGACGAAATTGCTCAGAAGTTTAATCAGAAATGATTTCCCGGAAGCGCCGTTTGGTTTTCCGGGGGGATATGAGGCCTTCAAAAAAGATTCTGACGCCTCGATCTGCCAGGGCTTTAAATGAATCCCGCGGAGAAGACAGTACTTTCGAAACTCGATGGATTTCTCGTGAGCAGAGCAGGGTAAAGGCATTTCACACCTCCTTGAATGCGCCGATCTTCTCAGCCAGCCAGAAGGGGATCTCGATCGAGCCCGGTTGAATTTTGGCCATCCGTTTGGACACCCACGCCAGGCTCCCCGTCCTGGACACTTTCACCCACAATCCCTTTTGACTCTGAGCCACAATCCCCTGGATGGGAACCAAGACTCGTCTGTTTGGCGTCATAGGTCCTCCCTTCGTTGATAATCCGGACGGCCACCCGTTTCAGGATCAGATACCCGATCAGATCCATTTCGTCGTTGTCGCCGGGGTATCTGTGCCCGCGGATCATCCTGGACAGTTTGTCATCGATCCGGACGTTGATCTGCTCGATCGGGTCGGCGTGGGAAAATATCCGGATGGGGTTGATCGCGGAATCTCCATACGAGGCGTTTTTCTCCAGGAGAATGGATTTGATTTCATCGCACACGTCCATGATCACGGCAGGGGTCGCCTGCCCATGGGTGGGCGGGGGTGTCGCTGGGGTGATGGCGGGCCTCGGCCGGATTGAGGGGAGAGGGTTCCCGGCCTTGGAGACATATCGTTCGCGGTTATAATTCTTGATGCAGTTTTTGCAGTAGCTGTGCAGGCCGTCCGGGTTGTTTTTGGATTTTGTAAAATATTCCGGGGTGGCCGGAAGTTTTTTGTCGCATTTCCGGCAGGTCTTGGCGTTTTCAACGGCTGTTTTTTCAACGGGCCCAGGGTCGAACGTTGTTTGATGTTCCATGATTTCATCCACCTTTCTGCATTCCAGACATCCCGGGTCATAGGCGGTCCACGTCCGGGGGCTTGAACTGTTTTTAGCGGTCTTACGCCTGGCCAGGCAGGTCGTAATCGAAATATCAGCGGAATACCGCGTGCAATGAACCCGGATATCCGGGTTCAGTTGGGACATGTGACAATCTCCACAAGGGATGTGTCCGGGATGATGAAACACCTCCCGCACCGGGGGCATTTCCAGAGGGCGTGGATAAAAGAAACAAGGGCGAATGATGGCCATGACGCGCCGAACCCGCAGGGGCAGTTGATCTTTTTCATGACTTCCTCCGTGTATTTTTGAGTTTGAACGGCTTGTCTTTAAACGGGTCGATCAGCACCAGGTCTCGCCGGCCGGTTTTATCCGGAGGGGGGATCAGCTTCATCACCTCGCGCAGATCCGCCTCCAGCCTCTTGATGGTCGCGGAAATCACCCCCCGGGCCCGGATCATGGAGATCCCCGTCTGGAGTTTTTCCAGGCCGGTGGTGATGTTGCCGTCAGGGTCCAGGGCGGCCAGTTCGAGGCGCAGCTCCTGGATGGTGGCGTGTAATGCCCAGGCCGCGTTGTCGATGGGGGTCAGGGTCCGCAGGGTCATGCGTCGCGCTCCAGCACATCGGCGAAAAATATTTCAACCGGGATTCCGTATTCCGCGGCGAGCCGGGTCTGGGTTCTGATATTGACGCGGATGCCCCGTTCGGTGTGCACGATGGCGGAGTGGGTGCAGCCCAGCCGCCTGGCCATTTCCCGGGTGGAAATCCCGGTCAGCTTGTGCATGGCCCGGCGGACGTTCGCAGCAGGGTACCCGATTCCGGTAAGGTTCAGAAATGTCATGGTATTGGTATTCATTCTTTTTGCTTGTTACTCCTGTTACTATGTGTTATTAAAGCCGTTATTCCGCTGCGCGTGGGCACACGCATGCCCCGGTGCCGGTGGGCTTGCGGCAATAATGAGTCCCATGGCAATGCCAGCAGAGGCACTTGTCAACCGCCGCGGAAATGGCGTCGTTCAATCCATACAGGGTGAGTTCATGGAAGGGCACGTCCCATTCACCGTTCTGATATGTGGCAATCCGTTCGCCGGACCAATACGGCGCGGAGTCCAGGCCCTCATAAAATCCCGTCAATCTGTAAATCTCCATGCCGATGACCTGCCGCTCGTGGGCGGCATTGATGACATGGCACCCGGCATAAACCGGAAACATCGCATGTCTGTTCCCGCCGCGGGTGACGAGGGGGTGCATGGGCAGGCCGTCCTTGCCGGCGATGATCTGGGCGGTTCCCCGCCAAGGATCGGATCCGCCGGTCTCCCAGAGGCACATGTGGCCACGGTTGGAAATCGAGATGGGAAATTTTTTGATGACAGGTTCAGGTTCAGGGCTTTCTATGGCTGAGTTTTCCATTAATCACCTCAAAGGGGTTATATGACCGGGGATAAATTTAAGTTGTTTTGGAACTCATGATTCAAAACCTCTTGACTCGTTAGTTACACAATCCTAACTGACGAGTCAAGAAAAATGTTAGCATTGAGATAAATATTATGCAGAACAATCCCGTAAAAATATTTTTTGAGGAACTTGCTAAGTATTACGGAATTCCAATCGATCATAAATGGAAATCTCAACTTCTTAAAAAGATTGATAATTACGCATTTATTAAATCATCAAACGCTATCAATATTTTAATCAATAGGGGATATTTGCCAGAACACCATATTGTTTCTTTTATAAACCTTGGCTTACCTGATCATCTGCTATTATTGTGTGAGCAGTGCTCAAGGACACCTATAAAGAAAAATGATGTAACCCTGGGAACATCCTGTACGCCAAACAGCAATGGAAACGTCCTGGAAATGCCTCATTTAGACATTGTGGGGAAATTTCAGAACAAGGAACGGGCCAGGCGGGTGAATTGGCAGCTGCTGGAAATCGAGAAATACGCGCCGGAGAAATGGGACACCATTGAAACCTACCTGCAGGGGATCCTGGATGGAGTTAAGCCGGTTAAGAAAAAGCTTAAAAAAAACGGATCATGATGCTATCGTTTATGATTTTTTTTTAAGATGCCCTTGGCATAATTGAGGTTAGGAATGAAAATCCTGGCGAAGTTGTTTCGATTATTGGGAAATCTTGCTTTAATATCTGGTATTTTAATTATTTTAATAGGGTCTTTTTCGGTTTTGTACTTCAATGGGTGGGGAAAGTTTATCGATCTTTTTAATCCATTTAATATCGGTAATCATCTTGCTGTTTTATTAACCCTTTTGCCGGGAATGATTTTTCGTTCTATTGGCAACAAAATTGATCCGGATATAGGAAAATTCGTCATAGGCATTGAAAAATAATCAAACGTAACCACCGTAACTAGTTCTTGACTTTCATTCAACTTTACCGGTAATGAGAACAAAAAACCAACCAATTTGATTGGATATGAAAATGCCGGATAAAATAACTTTTCACTATAAGGTTTCTCCGAATTATGCCTTGTATAAAATCTCCGGGGCGCACGGTGGAATCGGCGCGCAGGGGGACATCATCGCCAATTTTTATTCGGAAAGGCATCCTATACCAAAATCAGTGACCCATGAATTAAAAGAAAACGGGACCCTGGGAGAGCCCCCTATTGATATCGAAAAAAAGGAAGGCGTTATCAGGGATGTCCTGTTTGGATTTTCTTTGTCCGCACAAAACGCAAGGTCCATCGGGGAATGGTTGATCAAGATGGCGGATGAATTTGAAAAGCTTCAACTGGAATTTAAGGAGCAAAAATGAAAGCCTACCCTTTAACTAGCAGCTCGATTGATTTCAGATCAGGGGGGCATGAATCAAACCGGGTGAACTATAAGGTAATGCTCGATCAAGCATTTATCAGTGGTATAACGGTCGGGTTTGTAAGGGGGGTGGAAACCATGATGGCGAAACAAGCTGTTGAAAATATCGAACAGGAAGAAATCCATTACCTCAGGGAGATTCCACTGGATCTGGCCAAGGACGAAATAAAACAATATTTCGAAGATCATCACGGTGAGGAATTAACGGCGGCTGATGCCGCAATAGCGCTCCTGTTGGATTTCGATCTGGCGGCCGAGGCTTGCGATGAACTTGAAAGGGAAGGTAAAATCAAAGGCGTATGACAGATAAACCTTGCCGCCGGGAACTGGACGATTGCATAGAAGGCGATCAGATATTGATTGAATGCCGGACTTACGGAAAATGGGATTTATTCCAAAAATCAGGCAACCACAAAGGAAGCCGTTGCATTATCAAAAAAAACGCCAGCGCTAGAATCCTTAAGCCATTCACCAACGTTAAAAAATAACCATGTCCGTCCACCAGCTAAAAGACGGCCGGTGGTTCGTCCAGTACCGGGACAATTCCAAACCATCCGGCTACACCAGGGAATATTTCGGCCGGGGCCTCGATGCCGAGCGGGAAGCCCGGGACCGGAACAATGCCCTGGGGCTGAACCCCTACGAAAGCAGAACACCTCCCGAACAAACTCCCCTGTTTGTGGACATGGCCAATGCGTACCTTGCCGGGAAAATCGCCGAGAACGAGAGAAACACCATCAAAGTCTTGATGTATAAACTCAACCGGAACATCCTCCCGGCCATCGGGGAGCTGCGGATCACGGACATCACGCCGGGCAGAATCGATAAATACGTCCGGGCCCGGATCCTGGACGGCGTCAAAAGATCCACCATCAACCGGGAACTGACGGACATTATCTCCATCCTGAACTGGGCAGTGGAACGGCGCCACATCAAATACAACCCCCTGCACAAATACCGGAAACCCAAAATCGACGATGAAATCATTTTCCCGCCCACATCTGCGGAGATCCGGGCCATCTGGACCCACGCAAAACCCCACCTGAAGCGGGCCATGCTGATCAGCTATTACACCGGAACCCGGCCGGGAGGGGAGCTCTTCAGCCTGAAATGGAGAAACGTGGACTGGATCAACAAGACCATCAACATCACGTCGGCGAAAAAAAACGGGCCGGGTGGACGGATCGTTCCCCTGCACATTGAACTGATCACGGCTCTGGAATCCTGGTACGAAGAAGACCAGAAGCGCCAGGACGGCACGATCGTCCATTACCGCGGTCAACCAGTAGCATCTCTCCGGAAAACGTTCACCTCGGCCAAACACGCCGCAGGAATCACCCGGAAATTACCCCTGTACGCATTCCGCCACGCCTTCGCAACCAACATGCTGGCCATGGGGGGGGATCTCAAATCAACATCGGAAATGCTGGGCCATGCGTCGCCGAAAATTACCATGCAGGTCTACCAGCACACGGACGCGGCCCTGCACCGAAAAAACATAGATAAACTACCCGGTATTTGCTTCGAGGATCTTGGTAATTGATTTACCAGTTTACAACAAATTATTGATTGTAATTCAGGTATGTTAAAGCCGACCGTTCGCCCTGACACGGTAGAGGTCGTTGGTTCAAGCCCAATCGTGCCTACCAGAAAAATAAAGGGGTTATGAAAAAAATCATAACCCCTTTTGCTTTGGTAAATCGATAATGTATTACCAATTAATTATCATTCAGATATACCCATGAATTCTACATAGCACCGCCAATGGTACGATGTGGCTGTGTTCGGGTCTATTGTTACAATAACCGCCGTTGATGATGCTGCTATAGTTGCGGCAACCGAATTGCCAGTGTTATCGGTTGTCTCTATCGTGTCAACCGCTCCGGTCAAAATAGCATTGCCAGCAGCAGGGCGATGGAACAGGGCAACGTACGTACCGCAGAAATTTTTGCTTTCATCGTTGTCTTGAGTCCCTATTATCGTAGCCTTAACTCGGTATACATGGTTCTCAGGTATCCGCTTTGATATAATAGTGGCAACCGCGTCGGCTGCAGTGGTCAGTTTGCTGTCAACATCAAAATCAATGGCTCCAATGTCTGATCCGGAGTTTATATCAAAGATGTAATTGAACGCTCCGCCGCCATTGGTATCAATGAGTTCGGACGTGACTTTGTTTTTATATATTGTATTCCCGGCTCCGAATCCTGCAAGCGGACCGGCCCAGGAAACGATTTTGCTGCTTGCGCCAATGCGAAGATCCAGGACCACATTACCCACAAAAACCGAATTTATGATGCCGCTTCCCAAAACAAATCCGGTGTCAGCCGTAGACGTTCCTGCAGTTGTCCATGTCGCCGTGTTTCCGGTCACTGATGCCCCGTTTACATCAGTTATGGAGTAGGCACCAGAGTTTCCACCCTGACCAGCGTTGACCACCATATTACCGGAGACAGTAAGCGCTGTCGGTATCGCAACCAGGCCTTGGATCAATAACCCCCGCTGATATGGTTCGATGAAGGTATTCCCGGAAATTACCTGATACCCGCCAGCTTCACCGCCCGTGCCGGCGGCGTCATGGTCCGGGTTGAATCCGTTCAGCCCCCGGATGCCGGTGTTACCGGTGAATGTGAGGTTTATAACGGTGTTCGTATCGTAGCTATTCCCGGCATTTGCATTGGAAGCGTTTTCGGTGAGATTTCCAGTGATGGAGGCGTTATACACTGGGTTGCCGCCCCCAGCTGCTGCTCCGCTTACTGTAATTCCTATTGAGGTATTCCCGTCGGGCGTTTCCACATGCTCGGTGACGATATTATCAGCAATCACAATATCTTTGCTGTCCTGGTAGGTAGCGTCAGTATCAACCCGGATGCCGTACCTGGACGGGTCGTTTACCCGGTTGCCGATAATCCGTACTCCGTCCGCGCCTGTGAGGCAGATTCCGCCGCCGTTTGTCGTTTCAGTGAATCCATTGTTATGGAAATTGTTATTTGCGATGAGAGCATAATCACATCCCTGACCGGAAACACCCCTGCCGTCCGTGTCCTTTATCATCGGGCAGTTTATAACCTGGCATGATGTCCCAGTAATGTTGATGCCATGTATTACAGATGAACCTGTTGCGTTCGCCTGATTCGCCACGTTGCCGTCAATCCTAATGCCATCGACTACGCACCTGGCCCCGCTTAACGTCACAAGCGCGCCGGCGCATCCAGCTTTGGCTTTTAATTCTCCTGGACCATGTAATCCCTGGTCATCCGCCGCCAGATTAAACTCGTCAGTGTAATAGGTTTTTCTGGAAAGACGTATATCTGCTCCGAAAGCAGCTGCTAAATCAAAGGCTATGCTGTCGTCTGTAACCCCATCGCCCTTTGCACCCCACCACTCCGGGTATACCCATTCAATAATTGTAGTGCCGGAAAGACTTATACCAGATGCGAATACCTGTTTTTTAGGGGCGATGAACTGGCCATTTATTGTTGCAGTTACCGTGCCATCTATGGAACCATAGCACTCGAAAACACCCGATGTTGTGATATTTCCTGCGCCGGAGATAGACCCGTTGTTAATTAAAGCCCCTGCGGTGGACAGCGTAAATCCGGAAGTGGTAACTGTGACTCCGGGAAGTACTTCAGCGGAAATGGTGGCAGGCAGGGAAATGTTTCCGGCCAGGGTGACGTCTGCTGTGATTTTCAGGTCGACGGCTACAGTGGAAATTTTCGTAACAGCAGTCGCCAAACTCGAAAACCAGCTGGATTTTACCGTCTGGCTGTCGGCGAAGGTGATGGTCCCGGACGTGTTGAATATCTGAAAATTCCCTGCATCGATGGAGCCGGTTCCGGAATAGACGATATTGCCGGCGCCGGTGAAGATTGCGCCGCGCTGGTGGCGTATGGTCACGTTGGCCGGGATGGTCAGGTTGGTAACGATGGGATAATTTGTATTACCAGGCAGCTCGATGGTCACTTCATCGGCTCCGGCAAGGTCGATTAATTTTTTCAGGTTCCCTGCGGTATAATTCGCGCCGGCGGCAGCCCCATGGTCCGTGATGGCCGTGGCGTTGGACACATACCACACCCCTTTCAGGGTGGAATATTCATCCGCCTTCAGGCTGGGGATCCGGGTCAGGGTGGTGGTGGAACCGTCATGGGTGGGAACGGTAAATGTTTCTGTTGGGTCGCCACTGCCCCAGTTGATGTCCTCCTCACCGATGGCGCCGGTGTAGCCGGTGATGTCGGTTATGTCCGCGGCGGAAAGTCCGGAAACGGTCATCAAATAAAATAGAACGGCTAAAAAAAATCGGTTTGCGCGGATCATGGTCATTCTCCTTTTTTTCGGGTCATGGCGGTTCGGTCCAGGAGCATACGGACATCGGCCGCGATGTTGGATGTGGTGGCGTGGATCTGGTCGCTGCCGTCCTTCAGTTCATCCAGGGCGTGGGCTGTATTTTTCTGCTGAATCTCCAGGGCCAGAAGGCGGTTGTCCGTGATCTTGTGGAGATCCAGGCATCGTTTATGGCTATAACCGCTTTCGGGCACGGTATTTTTTTCACCCGGCCAGAGATTTTTTATTACTGTTCTGCCGAAGGCCCCGCCTGCCGCGGAAAGAACTGCAACGCCAACAATGGTCACCGGATCCGTCATGTTTTGGCCCTCCTTCAGCCTGGTTTGTGTATGAGAAAAATAACAGCGCTTGATTCAATCCACGCCCACCGGTGGGGAGCGACATCAGGAAGTTCCCCGGAGCCGCCGCTTCACCCGGACTTCAGCCTTCCGGCGGGCCACATTGATTCTTTTGTCCAGGATCTGGAGCTTCTGATCATCCGGGCGGGACGCGTACCCGGGGGAGGCCATGGCCTGTGCCAGCATGGCCTTGGCTGTTTTGCCGAAATACAGGCAGTGGTCCCGGTAAACATCCTCGGCCAGTTTAATTTTTTCCCCACGGACAGTCACCCGCTGGCCGGGCTTGCCGGGGTATTTCTCCAGGCGTTCCAGCTCCTGTTCAACCGGGTCGTTGGTCTCCACGCTCCATTTGTACGGAAGCCATTGCCGGAAAACCCCTCCGGGAATAACGGTTTCATTTCCCCACAGATCCAGCTTGGCGGGCATCTTGTCGGACAATCCCGGGATCACCTGGGAAAACGCCTTCAGCCATTCGTTTCCTTCCCGGACTTTGGTGGTGCCCTCGGTGGCTACTTCATACGTCCGGTTGATGGATCTCCAGAAGGAGGAATACGGCACCCAGGAAGCGGCCAGGCGTGGCACCATGCCCTTTGCGCTGCCCTGGGGGTCAAGGATCTGCTGAACCCCCTGCAAATAAGAGGAATCGATCAGGTTTCCTTTGATGCCGTGGGCTACATTCAGGAAAATCTGCGCCGCGGATTCGTCGTCCTTGGCGTTTTTAATGGCGTCATGGGCTATGACCACGGATGCGATTACGGTATTGAACGGTTCTATCCGGCGGTACTGATAATAAGTGTCCCCGATTTTGATAGCCCAGGGCAGTTTCCCTTCGCGGTAAAACGCTTCCCGCTCATTCGGCGTTTCGGGCAAGGGCCCGGTGATTTCGCCTTCGCTGATTTTATAGAACGTATACAGGGCGATAACCGCCCCTTCGATCTGCTTGGCGATCACCTCGGGCGCGGCATGGCCCCGGCCCATGGCCCTGGAACCCCCTTCCTTGACCAGGCCCAGGGCTGGGGTCATCTCAAGCCCGCGTTTGGTCAGGTTGCTGATGGTGGATACAAAAGGCACGATAAACTGGGAAGATGGACCGATGAACGGGATCTTCCGGGAATTCATGATCCACTGGGTGAAGGGGTCCGGATTGTCCATGAAGGTGCTGTAGCGGGCCTGCTCCATGCACGCCTCATGATCGGCGTCGGATAGTTTCTCTACGAATTTCCGTTCGAATTCAGCGCGGGCCTTGCCGGTCAACTTCTTCTGGTTGGCCGCACGCCTGGCCAGGGTGTTGGCATGGGCGTCATAGGCGATGGAGTTGGCCCACACATCCATGGCCCGCAAGAAACGGGTGGGCATGGTGATGTAAGGAGCTGCTTTACGCAAAACCTTGTTCGGGCTGCGCTCGAATGCGCCCTGGGCGTGGCCCATCTCCTGGGTCCACTTGGTTTCAAAATCAGTCACCCGGTTATGCCGGATCATCTGGCCGGCGGCACGGGCGCCACGTTTGAACCCGGACTTGTACCCTGCCAGCATGGGCACGATCTCGTTTATAAACCGGGTCCGCTCGCGGCCTGTCAGCTTGCTGATGGGAAGATCCACCAGGGCAGTCAAAGCCCGGTGGGGAACCTGCCAAGCCAGCCATGCGGTGTTGGATATGGTGTTGACCAGGTGCGTGGGAGGACCTGAAAGGATCTGGTTATACCAGTACTCCAGCAGGTAATCCTTAAAGGCTGGATCGCCCAGGCGGTCCATGAACCGCTGCACAGCGATCGGATCATCGAAGTTCAGTTCCTGGAATTCCTTCAACTCCCGTTCGTTCAGGGATCGTTTCAGTTTGTCAAAGGCCCGGGCCATGCGCTCGATGGAGATTTCCCGCTTGTGGATGTTCAGTGCACGGCCGGCCTCGGAGCTGGCTGCGGAAACCGCGTTGAACACATTTTCCTTGAATTCCATGTACCGCTTTGAAAATTCTTCAGGGGACAGCTCTGTGGACATTTTCTTCAGGGTGTCCATGGCGTTGACGTTCACCTGCCGGGCCGCGTCGATTTCAACGGCGGTCAACGCCTCGCCGGACCCGGCGCGCTCTATCACCCGGGCCATGCGTTTGTAATCGCCCCGGAGATTCGCGGAAAGTTTTCCGGTCTCATCCCAGGACTGAACCTTCCGGGGTCCGGATTGCGCGGCAATGTCGGCTTCGAATTGTTTCAGGTCAGTGGGGATATCCTGCTTTTCCAAATTCACGGACTTGGCATATTTAGGCAGGTCCTCGGCCTTCCGGGCCATCATTTCGGCGATATCCGGGGGAACCTTCATGTTGATCAGGTAGTCTTTAAAATCCTGTCCAACGCGCTCGGCGTTCCGGCGCAGCGCGGCAATATCCTTGTTTACACGAAGATAAGCGGCCTGCTGTTCGGGGGAAAGGTTCTTGATTTCGGAAAGGTTGAGGGACCCCTTTTCGCCCAGGAGGGTGTTGAGGTCGGAAAGAATATCTTTGATGGATCTGGAAGCGGACTGGACGGTTTCGTATTCTTTCTTGACATACGAAAGCCAGTGTTTTAATTTATGGTCAACGAGGCTGGATCGGGCGCCCATCGTCGGCTTGCTAACGCCGGAAGGATCGCCCCCGAATTCAGCCTTTGTTATTTCAACATCCGACACAAAAGCGCTGTGCAGCTCATTCCCACCAGGCTTTTTTACATCCTGAACCGTAAATCGAACCCAGTATTCATCCCCGGATAGGCGGACCTTTGAAAGATAATTCTGATATCCGCTGATATTAACGTGTTTTTGGGGATTCCGTTCAAGCTCATAATAGATGGGTTCCGCCTTCTGAATAAGATCGGGGAAGTGGCGAATGGTTTTAAAAATCAGTTCATTGCCTTTATGTCGGGCGAGCTTCCCGAAAATCTGGTTAACAAAAAAGATTTCCTTCCCATCTCTGGAATTGACGGCGCTTTTTATGGCTTTATAATCCTTGAAGGCCTGTTCATGGGTGATAATTTTATTTTCAATTTCAGTCGGTTTTAAATCCACCACCCTTTTATAAGCAACTGATGGATCGGGGTTGCCGGGTTCGGTTTTAAACCGCTCCACATAGACGATTTTCTGTATCTCATCCGCATGCTTGGACAACTTTAACGCCACTTTTGGATCCACTTTCATATCCGTCAAATATCGGCGCATGGTTTTTCCGGCTTCATCAGCCTTGCGTCGGATGGATTCAATATCTTTGCCCAGGCGCTCCAGGGCGGCGGTTTGTTCCGGGGTAAACTTCGACTTGTCAAACGATATGGATCCGCGGTCACCCATCAGGGTGTTCAGATCCTGCACCGTATCCCACGCGGATCTGGTTTCTTGTTTCTTTTCTTCAAAAAAAGCTGTCAGTTCGTCCACGGGATCGAGCTTGCCGGAAGAGCGTTTCGCTTCGGTGATGCTCAGCTTGCCGGTGGCCACCTGGGCCTGCACTTCGGCGGGCAGATTCTCGAATCCGGCAGGCTCTTCAGGCTCCCACTTCAGATCCTGAAGGAATTGCTTTTCCTGGGCGGTCATGTGCCGGTCGAGCTTGTTCTCGAACGGGTCGCGGAGAATCCTGCCCCGGCGCAGGTTCTCGGGTTGCTGTAACAGGTCCACAAGTGACTCGTCCGGGTAGAGCCAACCTTCTTCCTTGAGATCCCGTTCCAGCAAATCGTGGGGTCGGCCGGCGGTCCGAAGCAACCGCTCGGTTTCATTGGGCACGTTCCGCATGCCGGTCTGGCCTACCCGCTCACGGAATGTCCTGGACTGAATGCCGCCCAGTTCTTTGATTTTGCCTCGGAGGGTTGCAACACGGGATTCCTGTTGCGCTTTTTTAGGAAACATCGTTATGGGGCGCTTGTTGAAAAATGCCTCTTCGTTCATCTCCGCGGAGGTTTTCAATCGCTCCTGAACCGGTTCTGGTGGCGGCGCTTCGGCCTGTTCCCGGGCGATGTCTTCAGGAAGTTTCACACGGCGGCCCTGGGGAACAGGCTGAACCTCGATCAGGGGCTTATCCAAAGATTCTTTGGATACCTCGATAAACCGGGGGTCCTTCACCGGCGGCGCTTCGATAACTACGGGCTCGGCTTCGTGCGGCTTGATGTTCCTGCGGACGATGTCCTGTTGAGACGGGATTTCATTAAACGCCCGGTCAAGCTGGTCCGAACGGATGGCACGCTCGCCTTCCAGGGGAATATCCCCCTTAATGCCGGCTTCTTTTTTGGCCAGGATGGATAATGGCTTTTCACCGCCCCGGGTTCGTTCGAGGGCGGTTTCCGTCCGAACCTGGTCCTTGGCAAAGGTGGCATCGAGGCCGGGCCATTTGGCGGCGGCTTGTTCAAGTTCTGGGGATTTGAGCTTCAGGGTCTCAAACACTTTCCCGAAGGCGGCCAGCTCGGCCAGGTCGCCGATGGTCATCAGGCTGGCGTACAGGTTGGGGTGTTTGCCCTTGTCAAACAATTGTGTCGGGGCTTGGAAAACCTGCTTGATTCCGGTGGGAATGGAGGCCATGAAGTCCAGGGATAGTTGCGCTCCGGGGTCGGTAGGCTCGAAGGCGTACAGTTTGGCCCGCTGTTCACCGGCGATCTTGACCGCTTCAGGGTCGATCTTGCCGTCCATGGCAAGCTGATGGGCTGCGGTCATGACCCGGGTGTAGATATCATCGGCAAACCCCACCGCGCCGGTGACAAGGCCGGTGGCCGTCTGTTTCGCGGTCTCAAGGGGGTTGTCCATGGCGGCGATCTTCCGGCCTGTGTCCACAAACCCGGAACCGATATCGGCTGCAGTTTTACCCACTACATCACGGAGGAAACTGGGTTCGTTAACCTCTGGCGAGCTCGGGGGGTTAACGGGTTTTTCATCTTCAAAAACAAACCTTCCGGCAACCGGGGCAGGACCTGGGGGAGGTGTGGCTATGTCTTCGAAAATATAGGGCATTTTATTTTATCTCCAGCCATTGGGTTCCGTCGGATCGATACCGTTTGCCGGATTCTGTATCGCGGATGATTTTACCTGCACTTTGCTTGGGATCGGGCATCTCGTTCATTGAAGGAGGTGCAGCTGCAGGGCCTGGAACTGGAGCAGGCGCAGCGGCCTGGGGAACGGTCCGCCACGAAGGCTGTTTGCCCTGGGCGATCAGCTGCAAATCCTGCTGATACTGGTTCACCAGGTTTGCATAATCCTTCTCTTTCCCGGCAATGACGGTCTTGAATTCCGGGTCCATCAGGCTGGCCCGGAGAAAATCATAATACTGCTTCGTGTCATCCACGAGCTGCTGCTGGGTATAAACCGATTCCGGGCGGGTTCGTGGATCAGGCTCCGGGTCCCGGTAAATTACGTTGCCGGAGGCGTCCACCAGGCTCCTGCCCACGTTGAACCGCTTATCCTCTTTGGGCTCCGGGATCTCCACGCTGGCAAGGCCCAGTTGGGCCAGCTGACCGATGATCTCCGGTGACCGTTCGGGGTGCTTGCTGATCAAATCCATGGCCTGGAGCATCTGCTGCCTGGAACCCTTCATCTTGAATCCCTGGTAATTGATGTCCATGGTGGGTCCTGAAAACGTCACCTGGGGAATTTCTCCAGTGGGGTTCATGCGGCTGTATACCTGTTTGAACACATTGTCCGGGTCCGGGGATTTTTCGGCGATGGAATAGGCGGATTTCAAGGCCTCGGCGCTCATCCGCATCTTGTCGATATCGGCCTGGTCCTCCAATCGCTGGATCTGTTTTTCCTTGTATTCATCCTCTTTCCGGGTGCGCTCATCCTCGCGCTGCCAGACCATGCGGTCCATGGACCCCTGAACCGCACCGCCGGACGCGCCTTCCATCATCTTGCCTAACCCGAATCCCAATCCGTACATGCCCATGAGCTTTCTCCTTTATACTACAGGCTTCATCTTGTTCCACATATACATCTGCATCAGGTTGCCGGCCGTGTTGCCCAGGCTGGACCATCCCTGGGACGCGGCGTTGCCGTACATGGAAGCCAGGTTGCCGTATGCGTTCCCGGCGCTGCTCAAACCGGCGGTGGCGGTGGCGGGAAGGTCCCGGCCTACTGAGGTCAGGTTCAGCATTTTTGTAAACCGGTCGTTTTCCAGATCCGCTACAGCACCGGTCTTGGCTCGGGATCGCTCCAGCTCGATGGTACGCTGCGCCGTATCCTCCATGCCGGACCCGAACTGGTACCTTCCGGCCAGGGTCCTGCGAGTGTTGGCGGCAACATCTGAAAACCCCCGGTTCAGGACGCCCATGGTGCTCTTGTATTCACCGGTGCCTTCGATCGGCTTCATCTTGTACCCGGTGATTTGCCCGGATTTATTTTTCACCGGGGATACGAACTGACTGGTCATCACGTCTTCGAGGGGCGCGAAAGTGTCCAGGTACCGTTGCCATTGATCCGATGCAATCTGGCTTTGGGTGTCCGCGACTTTGCCCACTTGCTTGGCCTGATCGTCGGCGGCTTCGCCGGCTTTGTACGAGGAATATGCAGAGGTTCCAGCGCCGATAACGGCAGCGCCAAGAATTGCGGTAGCAGTTCCTATAGCCATTTCAAATCCCCCTTATAAAATGGGTTTCAAGATATTCGAAACCCTGCCGGCCGTAATACCGGCGCAGGGCCTGTTCTTTGGCCGCGTCCAGGGATACCATGATCAGCTTGTCGGCGGCGTTGCCCCATCCCCAGGACACCAGAGCTTCCAGCAGATCCTTTTCAACGCCCCTGCCCCGGAATTCTTTGTCAACCCACCACCATTGTTCCGTCAAAATCTTCTGGGTCAAATCCAGAAACCAGGGGGAAACAATCCCGGCAATGCTCCCCACAAGGGTTTCGTCAGTGGCGGCGACGAAAATTTCAGTGGCTGGGTTATCTATGAAAAACATGCAGTAGTTTGCCAGGGATCCTGCGCTGAAATTAAGCCCGCGGCTCTGTAATTTCGCGTGGGCGTGAAACGCCTCACCCATCCGGCAGAGGCCGGGGATATCGGATTTTTCAGCTTTGCGAATTCTGATCCCGGTCATATATCCACCCCGGCATATGCCCGTAAAAGAGCGTCCAGACGCTTGATTTGAATGGCGGTCAATATCATTTATTCCGCATCTCATGCGCTCGCTAATACCTCCGCTGTTTCCAGTTTGGAAAGGATGTTGTTGATTTTTGTCCCCAGGGCGTTCAGGGCGCTTTCAATGGCCGGGATGGTATTGACTACCAGATCGTCACGAAGAGCGTCAGCTGTGGCCGGGGTGTCCGCTGGATCGGTAATGGCATGGGCGGTTACGGCATTTGCTTCATGGGCCTGCTGCTTCAGCTTCAGGCCGTCGGCGTCCACATCGATGCCATACGAAGGTTTTAACTTGGTGGCCAGGCCGTCGGCGTCCACAGCAAGCCCTGAAGCGGCCTTGATTTCTACGTAAATGCCTCCGGCGTCGGACACAATACCGGAATCCGCCTTCATCAGAACGGCGACGGTGAACGTGTTCGCGATATCGTCATAGGTGAATTCAATGCCTGTGCCGGCAATGAACAGGGTATTGATTCTGTCGTCAACCCGTTCGTCAGTAAAATACAGGTTCGTGGTTCCCTCGGCCAGGTCGTCCGTGGAGAAGATGGACAGGGAAATCTGATCTTTCCGGGCCGCGTCGGAATTGCGGTCGGCAAGGCCCAGGTTAACCCCGCGACGTCCCTTGAAATCCGGATTCTGTCCGATGGCTTCCACCTGGTCCAGGCGCAACCCGATCTGGGTCAGGACGGAATTCAGGGCGTTCAGGTCCAGGCGTGCCACGGTGTACCGGTGCTTGCGGGTAGTGGTCGGAGTGGCGCTTGGTGTCGGGTTCGTCATTCGTAGCTCACCATCATTTCATCAATGGTTCCGGTTCCGGTTGCGGCGATCTGAAGCGCACGGCCCTGGGTGTGTTCCGGGAGTTTCAGTGTCCGGTTGCGGAAATTCGTAAACCCCAGGGCTTTGGTGGCTTTCAGAATCCCGTCAACATACAGGGAGGCCGTGACAGCTCCGGAGCCGGTGAACTCCACGCCGTCAAACTGTTTGTCTTTGGGATTGGATCCCAGGATGTTCCCGGACTTCCATGTCCAGGTCATGGAGGCATCCGCACCGAATAATTTCTGAACGCCGGCGGCATCGATGTAATAAATTTCCCCGGTGGAAAAATCCCGGTAAGCGGCAAACCCGATGATGTCCAGGGTGGTCCAGATCCAGGGGCTGGTCCGGGTGTCGGCCGCCAGAACACCGGCGCTGTGAAACAGGTAAATAATGCCGTCGTTTTCGATCATAAAGGCACCGGCGGCGGCGATGTTTTCCTTGAACCAGTTTTCGGTAAACGCGTCATCGGAAACCACTTCCGTCTCGATCAGGTTGAACAGCACAACCCCGGAATCGGACAGGAAGGCCACGCCCTTGGAAGTCGCGCATGCTGCTGTCCCGATGCAGGGTTCCGTCCCCAGCACTTCGGACTGCTGCAACAACTCCGGGTGGGTGCCGTCCACGCGGTAAGGGCCGGTTTCGCACAGCACGGCAACGGTCCCGGCGAAGGAGACCACCCGCTTGATGGCGGACGGAAAATTCATGTTGTAAAAAGACGGCATGGCGTCCGGATATCCGGGCTCGGTCCAGTACAGGGTGGAATCCTTCCAGAAAAACAGCATGCCGGTGAACGGCTTGTTGATGATGCCGTCAAATGTTTCCTGGGGAATATCGAATATAATGGAATTGCCCTGGTCGCTGGTGTACCAGGTCGTTGGGGATGCGCCCAGCACGGCATCCGCCCGGTTGTCGTCATATGTTGCGGTGGCCGCGGCCACGGTGGCCACGAACTGGTAAGCGGTGGATGAATCGCTCATCCGGTAGATGTTCCAGTGGGTCACATAGGCATCCGTTATCGTGGGCCGGGTCACCAGGACCCGTTTTGATGACACCGTGATCGTGGCCAGGGTGGATGGGCCGGATTCATCGATGTGCCCGGCAACGTTCCGGGTGGTGGTCATGATGTAATAGAAGGTGTCGTTCAAAGCGCCTGCGCCGTTTTCGGCAAGGGTCGGGGCGCCGAGACGGGTCTGGCCAAGCGGAACGGCCGTATCGCCGATTTTTTTGTAGGGAACTCCGGCGGCCAGATAGAACAGCAGATCGGCATCCGCGATTTTCCAGGAAAGATAATGCCGGTCGTTGCCCATCTCCCAGGCGTCGTTGAAATTGAACAGGGAATTGTAAAGGTTCACATCCGCCTGAACGGCCAGCGGAGCAGCCAGAGAGCGGATCTTGGTGGATGACAGATCCACGTTCTCGGCCTCAACCGCCCAGCCGGATTTCAGATCCGGGGAGTATCGGGGGGTTATTCCCTGGAAAAAATTCATTACGCGCTGTTTCATCGGGCCGCCTTGTATAATTTCATCACGCGGGGGACATATAAATCCCGGTCCATGGGATCACAGTACCGCTCCGTGGCTTTCTCGATCGAACCATGCCGCTTCAGCAGAAGTCGTAAAAACATCAGCCCGCACAAAATATCGATCATGTCATCGTCCTTGGCTTCCATCTGCTGAAGCAGATCCTTCATGGCGATGGTGGACATCTGGAAAACCCCCAGGCAGCCGGTACCTGATTTCTGATTCAGGCCGGAGGAGCTTTCCGTCTCTGCAATGGCGCAGGCCCAGGCCGGGTCGACACCCAGCAGGGGCGCTAAAACTTTAATCTTCGTGATAGTTTCGATCTGTTTTGTTTCCATAATCACATCGGCCTGAAATCGTCATATTTCGTCATGTTCCGGTAACTCTCGGCCACTGCCGTCCGGACCCACTCGGCATAGGCGTCGTCAAACTCAACGGACTTCATAAAAATTTCAGGGTCGTCGGACTCCTCCGCCAGGATCGCGGCGGCGCCGTAGGCAAACGCCTGGTGAAACGTCGCAGGGATGTCGATGTCCGGGTAATCCGTTGCATCGTCCATGTAGCCCGGCATGGCCACATACGTCACCTGGATGTTGTTTTCCTCGGAAGGCAGGGCCTCGCCGGCGGTGGCGGGCGGGCCGAAAATAACGATCTTCCCCGGGGAAACCGTATCCACATGCCAGCGGTTGGGGCTTACCGATTCGGCCTGGCTGTACCCGAACAGGTCCAGGATCAGCAGTTCGGTGGATGGCAGGGCCGGGCAGTCGGAGCCGTTGAACCCCACACGGATGGGGTATCCGTACAGCCGAAGGGTCCCGTCCACCTCGACGCGGTTTGCGATGTCGTATTCCTGGACATCCGCCAGAAGCTGAACGTTGATTTCTTCCTTGATCATCTGGGTCTTCAGAACGAAATCCATCACCACGTCATTGACGATTTCGGCCACGCGTGCAGGAGCATGTTTTTCACCCAGGGGATCCCCTAAAAACAGCAGCGTCAGGTTGACGATGGCGGTCCGGGATTTCCGGTAATCAGATAGCGTCATGCGGGCCTCAATGAATCGTTAGGCCCCTTGTGCCGGGACCGGGTCATTAATCGGAATTTTGCGTCTTTCCACTTGTACGCGAATTTCTTCACCTTCATGGCAGTGACGGTGGTGCTTTGCTGGGGCAGCAGAAGAAGGGCGGCCCCGTAGCGGATGTCCTTGTGAACGTACTCCGGGATGCCGGAATCAATAAAATGGTCCGGGTTCGTGGGAAATTCCGGGGTCCTCACATACGTCAGAAACAAATTGCCGTATGGGGCTATGATTTCCCGGATGATGTTCCCGGAGCCGGTCCTGGTGAAAGGCACCCCGGCCAGGCGGCGCAAAGCCCGGTTGCCGTCAAAAGGAATTCGGGCGCCGTCGGCGTCGGTCAACTGCCGCAGCAGCCCGTAATCCGAATCCCGGGTGAAATCCCCGCCCGTCTGTGACGGGGTGGGGTAAACCCCGATCTGGTTGGGGGACAGAATGTCCCGGAAAAATTCATACGGAAACCCGGTGGCGGACGTGTTTTTCTGCTGGTAATCATACTCGGCCATGGCCCTGGGCAGAACCACCCGCCCGGCAAGGCCGTGAATCCCAACCCGGAGAATGCGGAGGCAGTTGGGCGGTAGGTCATACACCGCCACATTTTCGGTCAAGGGGACCAGCGAGGATTCCTTCAGCACCTCGGTTTCCCGGGTCATGTTGAACACGGCGTCCTTGACCGCGGCCTGGGCTTCGGACCACATCCAGTTCCGGCCGTCCTGGCCGTCGCCGTAATAGTCCGCACACAGCCGCAGGGTGTCGTTCACCATCATCCGGACGGTTTTCGCGTAGGCAGACGCCATTAAAGCACCTCGTAAAGCTCGTCTTCGGTAATGGTCCTGGTTTTTGCGATGTCCCGGAGGGCCACATAATCGGATTTGCCGATCCACCCCAGCAGCTCGAACGGAAACCGGGGGGTGAATGTCACGACTTTCCGGCGGCGCATGTTGATGCCGTTTGCGGAATCCGGTTCGGCCACGGGTTCGATGGCGTTACGGAGGACGTCAATCACTTCCTTGGGCACCGGCAGATATTCGTTCCGCTGCATCCGGTATTTCTTTCCGTTCACCCCGACGTGGATTTCATCCGGGTCCTGTTTGCGGGTTTTGCCGGGAAAGCGGATCACGGCGAACTCCTTTGCCGTGCGCTTCTTCTCGGGTACTTCGTCTTTCAATGCGGGTTCTGCCATAAATCCTCCTGATTATTACGCAGGGACGAAAGATCTTTCGCCCCTGCGGGGCAATAATGCTGGTGTTTACCGGATAACCATCCAGCAGAGCTGTTCACCGTTCGCGTTCATATCGGCATCCGCGCCGATGGTGAACCCGGGTGTGGTGGTGACCCTGGCGCCGTCTCGGGGGTCAGGGATGACTGCGTCGCCGAAGCACTGATAGGCAGCATCAGTGGCGGCGGTGCGGTTATAATGGCCGTCCACGAACACCTCGCTGGCGTCGTCATCGATCAGGCCGTCGCCGCCTGCCTCATAATTCCAGCGATTGTTGGTCACGCCGTCATATTCGAGAAGGGTCCCGCCGGCGTAGGCGGCAATGCCGTCCGCGGCCAGGACCGTCCGGTCGTAATCGGTGTCGTCGATCCCGGTTTCCTTGACGCCTTCATCCGTGGCGGCGACAAGGGCCATGTGGTTGACCCATTCCAGGGCAGGGAGCAAAGCCCCGGCGTCTTCCAGGTTCCATACCTTGACGTACCGGGGAGTCCAGCCGAGGCAGACATTGATGGCCGCGCCGGTGCCGTCGCACGTTCCAAATACAACATTTTCCATGTCAAAATCCTCCTGTTGATCATTGTGGTGAGGGGCGAAAAATTTATCGCCCCTACGGTTGCATCATTACACCGGGTTGGCGGTGGCGGACGTTTCCAGCCTGGCCATCAGGTCGTCATTCAGGATCACGGCGCTGTGCCAGAACTTCCAGCCCAGGGTGCCGAGCTGGCCCAGCGGATCCCCGGGAGCAGGCTTGGGGTTCACCACGGCGATACTGCCGGAATTGACCCCGCGCAGCGGCACCGTGGCCCATGCGTCCGGGGCCATGATGATGATGGGGTACACATCCACGGCCACGGCGGCGTTGGTGGTCGCCAGCATGGTGGCGCCGGCGGCTCCGGCATCCGCCCAGGGGTCGAACATGGTGGTCAGCAGAAAACGGATGTTTTCTGCGGAACCCACCTCGTACTCGAACGCCTTGCCGGGCTCGGAGTAGTCCTGGACCTGCTTGAACCCGGAAACCGCTTTCAGGTCGGGTTCCAGGTCCGTGTGTCCGAGGCCGATGAAAGACGCCTGCACCGGTGTGGTGCCGTACTTGGCGGACCCGGCCAGGACTTCGGTGTAAAACTCCGCGTCGCTGCTGCGGAGGTCTCTGGATATCTTCCGGAAATCCCCGCGGTCGCATACCGTGTTCACGGCGTTTCTGGCGGCGCCGTTGGTGTAATAAACGTTGGTTCCGCCCTTAACCACGTTGATGTTCAACGCCTCCCGGGTTTCTTTCATCTGCCGGGACAGCAGGCTGTTGAACTCGGTCAGCACCGGATCTTCGTGGGTGTCTTCGATCACGTCGGTAATTCCGATCCAGTCCCCGTATTGTTCAACGGTGCATTCCACGTCCACATACGTGGGCTTGGTGCCGGTGGGCGGAACGCCTTCGGCAAGCGGCGTTGTCGCTGCGGCCAGGGCGATATACCGGCGAAAGATCATGGTCCGGCCTTTGCCCTTCTGCATGGGCTTGGTCTGGGCGAACCGCTCCGTGATAATGCCGGGGGAGGTCCTTTTCAGCAGGGCGCCCCAGGCGGCAAAATTTGTCCGGGGAGAAATGTCCCCGTACATGGTGTATTCACTGGGCATTTTTTATGCTCCTTTCGTTATGATGCGTGTTTGTTAAAAATTTCGTCCGGGGATTCCTCGGATTTTTTCGAGGGCCGGGATACGTTCGTCCCTGGGGGGACGCTGCCGGAGGCGAACTCTTTCATCTGCTCGGCAGGCAGTTTCTGCTGCTGGTCATGGAGGCTGGCGGCGGCGGCGGCCTTCTCGGTTTTGTACCGGGTCATAATGTCGATGGCGTTGCGGGGATCGCTCACCATGCCGAATGTCGGATTTTTGCCGATCTCCAGAGTCCACCAGGCTTTAAAATCCGGGGTGGCCATAATCTTGTAGGCGTCCGGATGGCCGTCGATCCACTGTCCTTCCGGGGTGGAAAACCCAGTCACCACCCGCTTCTCGAAATCGGCCTGGGCCAGGGCGTCCTTTACGGAGGATACGGCGGCCGGATCAAAATCACCAAACCGGGTTTTGATCAATTTCTCGGCCTCGAATTGAACCGCCTTCTGCATATCCGGATAGTCCTCGTAAAACTCCCTGATCTCGGCAGGCATGTCATCGGCTGCCGGGGGG